ACCCCTTGTAGCCATTTCTGAGTTTCATAATGAAGATTCACAGAATCCTGATTGTAGATTAAATTAGGTGGCGAAAGAAAAGTATTTTTAAATAAGAATGGAAGCCATTCTGATGAAATAAGCCATAGAAAATCAAATTCAAAGATAGGGTCGTTTACTGTTAAATGAATTGTGGAGGCCTCATCTATAAAAATATTTCTCCATCGTATACCCTTTTCCTGCGCAAATTCTTGCAAATACCGATAAGTCTTGTTTGTCGTCAGAACAATATGTGCGGAAGTAATTAGGCCAAGTGTTGAACGATAACGTAGAACACGTTTGGATTCGACTGGCAGTACAGAAAAAGTTGTACTGTTATTAATTTCATCCAGCCAGGTATTGAAAAGATGCGGTGGTACTATAATTAAATCTATGTGTGAAGCATCAGTTACTGAATTTCGTGGTTCTTCGATCGTATTTGAAAAAAAGTACCGATTTGACGCTTGTGAGAGTTCACCGAGACGAAGAGTATCAAAGGGGTTCGTCTTAATTGAGGAGAGATAGGAAAGAACAGATAGAGTTTTTCCTGTGCCAGGAGGATCTGCAATTATTCCTATTTTACTGTGAATCCACTGACTATCTATACGATATCCTGCCGTTGACTTTTCAACATGTGAACGCATCGCATTTACAAGAATACGCTGATGATGATAAAGATTCTTACGAATATGAGGCATAGATTCTGTATACTCTTTTTCTTCCAATGGATGTTTATAAACATTATTTATTAAATTAAGCTGTTCAACAATAGTGTTTAAGGGCATTTCTTCCTACTTAAATTAGTGGAGACTTTCTTCTTTAGACCAACGAACATTTGAAAATGTTCGTTGGAAATAAAAATTGGAGCGAGGCTCCAATTTTTACATAGCCTCCAATATGTGCTGGGCACATATTGGAGGACGTAAGTCCCGTGAACATTTTTACGCTCTATACAGCCGATTTAAAATGTTCACGGGTCTAGGTGTCTGTCTCTACAGAGGATTCTCGGTGTCAGCATAAAAATCACGGAGCTTCTTGCTATCCACAAAATTCTTCAGCTTCAATGAGGTGAGTTTCAGAGGTCCACCCTTTTGCTCACGCAGATTGTTCTTATCAAATGTGTTGTCGCTATGACACATAACGAGAATTGTCTTTAGTGGATCCAATTGAATCATAGGATTTTTATAATCATCCAGGAATGATTTTTCCTCAGCGTGGGTTTGAATTTCATTGTATCTGTGTCCTGCAGTGAGATAGGAACGACGATAGGCCATTGTACCGTTTGTTGCGTGTGTAGGGCCATAGGGTCCAACGGACCAAATAGTCTTATCAGATGTGAAATACAGATACATAAGTGAAGATCCTGCGAGTTCTATACGGGGATTCTGGCTGAATTTTTGGACAACGTGTGAAACACGGTCAGGAGGATAAAAATCGTCGTCGTCCATAGCAATCATAATGTCGCCCTTTGATTCATCATTTAGACGATTGCGCTTTTGACCGATCAGAAGTTTCTCTTCGCTGCGAAAATAACGAATATTAGGAATAGTTTTTGACGCCTCCTGGAAAAGATCCTCTACCCTATCAGAACCGTCGTCGTAAATGAGCCATTCCATTCTGTCCTTGGGATAGGTCTGTGACTTGTAAATCTCAATCAGAGTTGGAATAAAACGTCGACGATTGTAGGTTGGAGTAAGAATACTGACAAATGGACGGCTCATTTGTAAATGAATTGTTATTGAACTTTAGATTCTGCGAGTGCGGGTGCAGGTGCAGGTGCGCCCCTATGCATTTTAGTCATTGCATCCGTCCACTGTTCAAACAGTTCTTTAAAGCCACCAATTTGCACCACTTTTTCAAAGCTATGAAAGCTGTTCTTAGCATTATCTATAGCAACATTCTCCTCCATAGCAAGTCTGTTTGAAATATATGGAATAGTTGGATCATACGAAAAAGGTGCGTAAAAAAGCTGCAGAGACCAACTTTTCGGTACTACAGTTGTCAGAGGTAAAAAGGTAAAAAGTGTAGGAAGAAGCGGCAACATATTCGTCGCCTTCAAATCATCAGGAATCGTAGAGTTGTAGTACACACGAGAAAATATAAAAAAAATGTAATAGATTAAGACCGCTGACAACACTGCACTTGATAGGAGAGATCCTATGAAAACAAAAAGAAACGCGAAAAGACGAATCTGCCACGGTTGCGAGATAAGATGATTTGCAACAAGACTAGCTGCCAGAAAACAAAATACAACACCAATGGACCAAAAGATCCACCCTATTACCTTATCTGTCCTGGATGGCGATGCGCCTGAAATATCTGTGCTATCCCCACTTTGAAATGTTTCTCTATAGAAAAGATGAGGTATAGATACAATAGCCCTATCAAGACCTTTAAGAAAGAATTGAATCCTTTGAACAGAATCGCTAATAATAGACATAATACTCTGTCTTGTATTAGTTAATTATTCTAGACACTTGTGCGCTCACAGAGCATATTTCAGTCCACCCATACCTGCACTTACATTGACCCAATTGAAACTTTCAACATATACTGTAACATTGTATAGATAATTGGATGTCGGAAGAAGGGGATATGGATTAAGATCAACCTGAAAGAGACGAATACGACTGCTATTCACCGATCCGTCGGGCTGATCCGTCGGCGAATTGAGAGCAAAACTATATGCCACAAGATGCTTTCTCGGATCACCTCGTAAATATTTCCAGGGCACCACGCCATAGAAATAGGCAATGGGTTTCTCTTCCTGCAGTTCATTTCCATCACCCAAAATTCGTAGTGTCTGCAAAATATCCTGTTGCCCTGCTGGGAAAACCAGGCGGCCTGTAGCCTCTGTCTGCACCACCCACGGCGGATAAGGCGTAAGTGGCGGTAAAAAAGGCGGACGATCGGATAACCAGTTTGTAAGATTCGCATAATCATTACGGAATGGTATTGAATCTGTGCGGCGAGGCAATAGAAGCAGACGTGTAATAGGATTATGGGTATAGAGCTCAACAATCTGTCGCTGTGCAAGATCCTCAAATTGATACGTAGTAACCTGTCTCACCAGATACTGCAGCGGAGTTTCAGCAAACGTTTTTCGCTCATCGTCCGTAACATAGACATAGGTCAATTGAATTCGGGGATTCAGTGGCCACGTCGGTATTAACGGTGCAGCCACACCGAAGTCCGTCAAGAAATTGCTAATAATTTCGCCACTTGCATCAGGATTTACAACATATTGCGGATTTTGCGGCTGATTGGCAGGTATAGTCAGCACACGGATACCAGGTGCTACCGTATTTCCACTCGGATCAAGAATCTGATACAACTGATTAATAGGTCGGAGAGTTATTTGCACTTCACACTCGTGGTACTGAAGAGAAACGAGAGGAAGTGCATCAAATGTGCTCTCTGTGAACCAAAAAGGCAGAGGCACCTGAATCTCGCGTCCAAAAATGGAAGGGCGGTTCACATTTCCTCCAGTAGGATCGGGAAACACGAGCGGATAACTGGCTGATGCGGAACCACCCGCATAGACTCCATTCGCAGGATCGAATAGTTCAGGAACATCACCCGTCATTATCTGCCATTTTGCAAAGGTGTCTGTGTCGTAGTCTGCCTGAGCGCGAGCAACCATATACTGACCATCAAACTCCTGAATTTTCTGTCCGCCGATGAAAAAGGCACAGTTCTGAATGATTGAGCAGCCAATGTAGCGGACCCAGTTGAAATTGTACTGACTTTGACGATAGGTCTCAGTTTGCAGATTAATCCACTTACAGTAAATGTCGGGAAGATTAAAAGTAAAATACATATCTCGAACGAGATCCGCGACACGCTGGATCTTCAAACGTACCTGAATCGGCTGGTCATAGAACAGTTCTTGGGGGCCGTCCATAGAAAAGGTCACTGATTCTTCGGAAAAATGACTATATTTTTTATAGATTTTATAGAAATAGGTGAACTGTGGATTGCCACTCAGAAGCTGATTTTGTGCTCCGTAGGCTACCAGAGAGTAGAGTCCTCCACCTGGCATTTAGCTATTTTGAGTGGCATAAATAGGGAGAATATATTCTCACATTATCTTATGCCTAATACCCCGTCGTCCACCAGGTGTCGTCCAAATAGGGAGGCCGTATTGCTGCACCGCCTGTAGCAACCTGGCTGGAAGGTCCCTGGTTCATTAGACTCGTTATCTCCACATAGGAAAGAGCATAGCTGAAATAATACAGACGACTCAACATACCTTTCATCACACCGAACACCTCAAAACCCTGTTCATCCAATGAAGGGATCGTCTTGGGTAAACTGATGCGTCTTTGACTGAATGCGCAGATGTTCTGATAATTCTGATAGGGCAAATAACCATCAAAACCGAGACGTTTGGCAAGATTTCCATTAATGTATATCTCCATATGGCGAGCTTTGCAAACAATTGCAACGTGAACCCATTTCCCAACAGGTATATTTTCCACCTCACAATAACAGTTCCAGGTCTTAAAAGTGTTCATATACACACGAAGAGTGTTCGTATCGGATCGCATAAATACACCGGGACCCAGCAGAGGAAACTCGGAAGGAGTTCCCTTGTGGAAAATATGCATTAGACCGAATTCTTGGCGAAATGTGCTCGGATTCACCATAAGATAAAATGTATAGCTGAACTCGGGACCCGTTCGCTCATTATTTGAAAGATAGACGGGTTTAGCATTCGGATCATTCGGATTCTGCGGAACAGTATAGGTCTTATTTTCTGTTTCATAGGTGATAGGCAACAATTCAGTACGATTCATAGACATCTTATTGAGATAATTGTAGATCGTTTCAAATGTGGCAAATGCAAGAAAAAGGGCAATAACAGATGCAATGCTCACCAGGAGTTGTACAACAACAGAATTTCCCTGGAGAGACTGTGTGTTAGCGGCGGCGAAGTCCATACTCTGGTATGAGTACCGAAAATGGTCGCAAATTACGGGACCTGTGGGCCCTGCTGACTGGGGGCAAAGAATGATGTGAGATAGGTGCCGAAATCAGTAATCGGTGCAGGACCAGCCATATACTGATGATACACCTGATCAGGAGACATTGCATAACTATACATATTGACGCTCGCAACATATCCGCCGAATCCTCCGTAGTTCAGGAGCGTGGCATTGTAACTACCAGCGTCTACCTTGTAGAAAGTGGGTAATACGCACGAGCGGGCCAGTTTACCGTCCATATACACATCAACCGTCTTTGCATTTACCGCCACGACGATATGCACCCATTTCTGCATATCAATCTCAGGTAGATCGCACAACGGTGTACCCTCACTGGAAAGATCACTGTCTGTCTCAAGAGTTGTAAAAATCGTCTGCTGCGTGTTTTTATTCAGATTATCCGTAGGCTGAGATGTGGGTGGAGTCACAACCTGGCCTTGCGTGTGGGTGTGCAGACGCACACGAAGATTTGGTTTATTTGCGCCAAGATAGATGCGAATCGTATCAAAATTGTTGCCACCGATGGATAAAATGTGCTTATTACGTCCCATTCTGTACGACCAATTCTGGATATAGACGAACATACTTACCGAGAATTCACCTCCTTCGTACAGTGGCGGTAGGCTGGCGGAAGGGATGACTGTGACTTTCGTGGGATCAACCTGTGCAGGAGTTTTGGGACCAATTAGAACTGAAGAATTTTGCCCCGCAGTACCGAACATATACTGATAGGCGTAATACAGACCAACCAGACCCAGAATTACAACAACTGCTCTGACAGCCATTGTCAAATATGATCCACCGTTCATTCCTGAAGGGTTTTTAGAAAATAGGGTGTGATTTTTGCAGCATCATTGATACGGAGACGACCAGGCCTTCAAATGGTTGCGCGGTGGTTTCGTGACAGGTTTGCAGGGAATACCGGGTAAACACTCTACTGAGATGCCTTGAAAGGGTAGAGGGGATACACCGAGAGCGCCAGGGGATTGAACTGCAACGGGTTGACCATTCGTATCTGCCAGAGCTGCTCTCTGTTGTAGGACCTGGTCTGGTGATAGGCGATAGTGTGCAACCAGCACATTGACCGCCTGTCCCAACAATTTACTATTCCCAAATGTGAGACCATTATGCGCAATGACAGGGAAAAAGGCTGTACGATGTGAAGCTACAATACGATTGTTGTACATTACATCAAATCTCCGTCCATCACGAAGAATAGCTATAAAGATCCATTTTTGTTGGGGTAGGGGTGGAAGAGGTACTGATTCTATATTCGAACCAGCAAGTAGACCTTTTGTATATATTTGCAATTCGGTCATTGTCGGAGATACCATTAGATTGAGAGCGCCGTTGATTGCGAGTAAAGGAATCAGACCAGCTGCCTTCGGATCAACAGCAGGACTCGTGCGATCACCGATACGATAGTTTACGAAGGCACAGATAGTGGAACCTCCATTTGTTAGAAGGATGCTTTTTGTCTGATCGGTGTCCAGCACAACTTTGGGTGTATTGAGATCAAATGGCTGGGCGGCAAGATTCTGAATCTGGGATGAACCACGGAGATAGAGAATTATTAAATAGACTATTATTGCAAGCGCAATAATTCCAATAATAGTGTAAAAGATGGACATTTACTCTACCGTGATAGGGGCAAATTATTGTTAGTTACAGGATGCGGACACGGATGCACCTTTCATTTTGGTGGGGTTGAAACTGGCAGCGGATGCAAGAGTGGGCTGAGCGTAGCGCATTTCAGCAGGTGACACTGGGCGTTTCCACAGATGCAGATTACGGACTTTGGCAATTTGGGCCATATCTCCCTGTGGTGACCAGAATTGACCGATTGTCTGCTTGGGTGGTGCAGTAAATGCACGGGTTTTGAAGAGGCGACCATTTATGTACACTTCCATTGCACTGTCCATTATTACAACACCAATGCGGAAAGGTGTCTGTACAGGAACATTTGGAACCAAAATATTTTCCATATTGTTATTTGCATTCATAACACTTATCACCATATCGGTAGTATCTGGCGTGAGTGCTATGGCTACGTTGTAATTCGGTGCCACATCCGTCAGAACACTTGAAGATGGAGCAGTCTGTAGATCCAAACCTCTGTGAAATAGGACACGAGGATAATTGTGGTTGGAGAGAGGTTCTTCTATGAAAAAATCCAGGGCCAATGACCAATTGGAGGTCTGATTGCCCACAATTGTCTGATCATCCTGCAAGGGTGAAGTGGGTGACGCGGTCCAATATGTCTTTCCATCAGACATTCCAGGAACCGGAATTATACCAGGACCTCCTGGATTGAGCTGAAATATCGGTGTAACAAAATAGTTGAGAAATAGAAGAATAATTATAATAACAACTATAATTGCCAAAAGATAGCCAACTATATTACCTACTATAGATGTGGAAGCGGCAGCAGTGGCAGTGGCGGTGGCGGTGGCGGTGGCGGTGGCAAATGGGGCGACTGGTGGAGTAGAACCAAAGAATGGAAGTTTAAATACATTGGTTCCAACGGTAGTGGCCATATAGCTAATTATTCTCCGCTTTTGTGGCGTCGTCTTGTTTTAGATTTGGATTCTGAATGTGCAGGATTGCGTTTGCGTCTACTTCTTTGTTCGGCTGTACCAATAGGCCCCTTGACGGGATCAAACATAATACGCTTGTAATAGGCGCGTGATTCTTTTGCATCACAATCAATGAGTTTTTCGCGCAAATAGCAGACAAATGAAATACGGGTAAAAGAGTGTTCAGATCCCATTGTTCCTGTGTCAACGTCGTGTTCGTATATTTTGGGCAAAGTGGAATTGAACTCTTTATCCTCGGCCGTTTCATAGAGGGCCGCATTGCAGTGCCATTGATGAACATCCATTGCAATGAAATCGCCAGAACGAAGATTGAAACCGACACCGTATTGAGGAAATAGGGTCTCACCACCGTGGTATTTCCCACGCTCTATCACAGAAAGATTGCCGAATCCTTCACGATAATCTCCTGCATCTTTGTGAAGAGCGGTGCGAAAATTGCGATTAATGGTGACACTGGAAAAGGAGGTGCCATCTATACGAAATTCGGGCTGTTTCTTCGAGCGGGCGAGCTGTTTCGCATAGGATTCGGGAACAAGTTCTTTGAATTGGCGATCTATTGCCTGGATAAAAGGTAAACCCTGTTTGTATCCTTTGAAATAGGTCTGGGTGTAGGATGTCAGGCGGCAAGGGACTTTCATAAATGGCGTGCGTTCATAGAAACCGAGAACAGAGGAATAGACCAGATTGTTGACCCGCATTTTTGAGATCTTTCCATCTTGCAAATACTGGGTAGAAAATCCGTCAATCTTGACGGGCTTTCGCTTTTTCCAATAAGGGCTCTTAAGATTAATCGGTCCCGCAGCAGCTCCGCGACTTCTGGAAGAAGATGCGGCTTTGTAGAAGCTGTTCCAGGCCAGATCCGTGAGATCTTTGGGGAACACATTTTTACGGAATTTAGCGAGCAGTTTTTCTGATCCATCTGGCATACGGGCATATACGTCCGCATCGTCCTCAATAATTCTATAGCCCTTGCCGTCGAAATATGTTCCCTCTTTTTCTGCAATTTCTTCATCGGTCATCACTGGATCTAGAACCAGTTTAGACGGCAGATGATGCGTTGGCATTCGCGTTCTCTTCTTTTACCAGCGAATATTCATTCAAAGTTTACTCTAGATTATATATTTATTAACGGCCCAGATGGTTCCTCCCAGAATAGCTATACCTGCAGTTCCAGACAAAAATCCACGTACAAAGGATTGGACATCAATCTCTTTCATATCGTCCTTTGTCCAAACGGGGGATCTTCCACGTGCACCTAGGCGCTTATAATACTCCAGAACTTCATATTCCGACCAGACCGGTTTTTTAAGTTCTTTATTTACAATATTGTGAATTTCAACGGTCCATCGGAATAGATCCTGCCGAGTATCCAAAGAATTTGTGATAGGATTGGTCTGTAAATGTTTTGCATAATGTTCTCTACAAGTCCCACAAGGGAGCAGAAATGCGAGTGACTCGTAGAACTCTTTTGCTGAGCGTTTATCTGCATAGGTGGGATCTTTCGGATATCCTAGTGCGACAATATGAATTGTGTGCCAAAAGAAAGGACCCCAGACTTGTGGCGGAAACTGCATTTTGGCCTGGCGTTTGCTACAGTAAGATAGACATTTTTTAGATTATAATTAGAATGAAACTGGAAGATGCACTCCGTTTCTGGATTTCCGAATCTGGATATAGAAAAATACAGAACCTCCTATCCCAAAAAATGCATAAGGGTGTAAGCAAATATGCGTTATCCAATCTTATAAATCTGGACAAAGAGAAAGATACAGAAGAAACGGAGGACGCAATTGAAACGATTTTGGCTGCGATGGAACCTGAAAATATGGACAAAGAATATTTTCGTGGATCTCCT